ATAAATCTTTGCTGTATGATACAAGAGACGTGGAGTCAATACACTCCTCAGGTTTTACCTTTTGTCCAACTTGTCGAAAGGAATCAGACACTCGAGCACTAATAGTTCGGGACAGTTCACGGATGAAGGCCTTTTTGTCTACTTCATCTTCAACATTTACACGTGTGATCACAACCTGATTGTCGGCCTGGCCTGCAATCTTGTATTCATAACCAAGGTCTCGCATGGCTCTGTCTACAGCAGCTGCCGTAGGGATTGACCATCCCTTCTGGAATAATCCCTCAAATCCTCCCTCATGGTTGTACCACAGCAGGTTGCTTGTAGGCGGAGGATCTATATCTAGGTTATCTGGCTCATATCCTGACACTCGTACAACAATCATACACCGTCGGAAGAACTCATGGACTTTGGAAAACCGAGACGAGGTTCCAAAGATATCATCGTAATCGCTACCAATGGGTGAGATGACTTGATGCCTCCAGTTACTGTTCCACTTGCTTATGTCTATCTCATCAGTTAGTATTATAAGGTTTGGGTTGTCTGAAGGCTTCATCTCTCTCATGAACCGCTCTAGGATCTCTTGCTTGCTCATCGTCATGGTCAAGCTAGGGATGCACGGTAAGATTACCCGAGCCAAGTTGGCTTCCATACAGTTAAAGAAAAGACGCATCTCAAAAACCATCATGCTAAACATTCGCGGTGATAGCTTGAACTCTCTCTCTTTAGGATAGAGGCTAATGATTAACCATTCATCGGGAAAGTCTTCTTGCTCTATCACAGCAAAGATCTGAGCAACATTAATATCAGGTCTACTCAGCATTTCCAGGAGGAGACGTCGATGAGACGATGTCTTTTGCTTTGATCGCCAGGTGGCTCTGAACTCTGATCGATAGTATGAAAGGGACTTATCATCCATCAGATCGGTGAAGTTGGGGAAATTGTCGAACTCTGCTGTTTTGAGGAACTTGACATGGTTGAGGTCATCCGTCGGGTAAGATGCCGCAGTCAAGCACCTTTCTTGGATGAGGTAAAGCTGATAAAGCCGCGTTGTCTTTCCAATTTGCGTGAATTCCATCAGTGGCCATTTAGACTTAGTTCGAACATACCCTTCAATGTAAAGGCGTCGCCAACTATTTCGAAGGCTCATAGCATCAGTCCAGCTTGAGTTCTTTTGCCTAGAGGCCTCTAGTGCTACTGTCTCTCCACCTCTCCTCGGGTCAACAAGAGGGTGACCTGTGACTTTTTGGAGTCCAAATATTTCTGTCACATAGAACAGTGTAGGCTGATCCGCTAGGATGGTGATTAGTTCGTCAGCTAAGAAGCAACTATTTGCCCCCAGCTCTCTCTCCTTCTCTCTTATGCCCTCAACTAGTCGCTCACAGCAGCCTCCTTCGCCAAGGTATGGATCTGTCCTCTGGATAAGGTGAACTTTGGTCAACGACTCTATCTGCTTGAGGATTTCATATCCTTCATTCCCATACATACTCAAGCAATCCTCACACCACTGAAGAGCTTCTGTTACAGTAGCGCGGAACAGAGCATCGTTACCAAAGACCACCGCCAAGCCTAGGTAGATGTTTGCTCGAGATTGGAGCATATCCTTCCACATGAGGATTGCCTCATAGGGGAGACTTCTGATCTCTCTTTCCTCCTCATCTATCCATAATACAGAATATTGATCGCCAATGAGACTGTACCTTGTGGTGTGGTATGTTACTACCTCCTTAGACCCTAAGACACGGGATGTTGATAGCATGTCAATCCATGTCACGAACATGTTGGAAGCAGCTTGGTATTGGCCTGCTAGTTTTGGGAATGCATTCTCTTTCATATAACCGTCAAGATGTGGCAACCCTTTAGCACTGAGCCCGCCAACAGCCCAGTTGAAAACCTCCCGTGCTGATGCCCAAGCAGTTTTAAGCCCGCCTAAGGCAGGGTCAGCATGGTCTACTAGCTGATGAAGCAGATAAGAGAGGTCATGAGGAGTATACAGTTGGATACCATACTCTTCAGGTATGACCCCATTCAGCGCCCTGATATGCTTGTGAGTAGGGGTTGTATGAGGGACCTTCTGACCATCCTTCCACAGTACAAGGCTCTGCATTAGTTGATGCATACCGGACTCGAGTATCGGGGCATCAAGGTAGGTGTTGATAAACACACGACGAGGGTTAGACGAATCCATTGATAGATAGTAC